AATATCTTTTGAATTCTTAATAGATTTCCTGAAGCTAAAGTGATTGAGACTTCAAAAGATATTGATGTTTGGAATGAGGGCAAAGTCAAAGTTGCACTTATTCACCCGGCTTCAGCGGGTCATGGACTCAACTTACAAGATGGTGGGTCGACAATCATCTGGTTTGGTTTGACCTGGTCCTTGGAGCTATACCAGCAGATGAACGCCAGGCTTTGGAGACAAGGTCAGAAGAATACTGTAGTTATCCACCATATTATAACTAAAGGAACACATGACGAGGATGTAATGAAAGCGCTTGAGCAAAAGAACATCAGGCAGTCAGATTTAATCGAAGCTGTAAAAGCAAGAATAGGAGGAGAGTAGAATGAGTGAAAGGATTGAATCACTTTTGAAAGAGTACCCTAAGTTGAAGATGGAACTTAAATGCTTAGAACATCAGATTAGTAATTTTGAAGGAATATCTGAAACCGATATGATTGAATCTTTATACCATCAGAAAGCTGAAGGAGATAGGGTTCAGACAAGTAGGGTCTCAGAGAAAACAGCTAATATTGCTATTTCGTATAGAAAGAAAATGGAGAGGATCAACAAAGAATGGCGGGAACATCTTGAAAAGAAATATGCCATCATCTCAGAGGAAATTGTATTCTTTGAATCAGCCATTCATGCTTTAAGTGGTGAACTGCCTAACTTTATATCCGACTTGGTTTTTGAAGGATTGACCTGGGATGAATTAACACTTAAGTATCATATATGTAGGACTAGTGTTGCAAAATATCGAAAGAAAGCGATAAATGAATTGATAATACTTTACCTTATACATGAAAAAGAATTGGCGGAATATTTACTGAGTTGATTATGAAATATATTCTTAGTTAGATATTCTATCTTTACATGAATAGTTTTTAATTTATATTTCTAGTATAATTAATAAAGAGTACTGTGCAATTTAGACAGGGAGAAGATTAATGGATAATATTATAAGGTTGTCTGTAAAAGAAAAAGTTAATATACTAGAACAAAATAATATTGAATATGACACCCGGGATAAGGAGCAATGGTTAAAGGATAACCCGATGGATTATGTTAAGGCAGTAAAAATCCTGAACAGCTTCCCGGTAGAAGTCAGACACGAAGTATTCAGACAAATCTTTTCTATAACGAGACTATTCTTACCTGAAACTTTATATAAGTTTTATTCAATAACTGAAGATAAGGCACTTAATGAGAAAAAATTAAAAACTCTTAATGAACACAAAGTTTACTTATCAGAACTAACTAAACTTAATGATCCATTCGACGGAAGAGCAATTTTTTATAATGCGGAGGAATTAATGCAATTTAATGTTCTGAAAAGGCATGATGGAATGCTGATAGACGATTTTGCTTCATTTCATATAGGAACCTCACTATCTTCTGCCGATTTTAGAAGTATGCCTATGTGGGCTCATTATAGTAATAATCATCTAGGATATTGTACCTCCTATAAAACTTCTAACAATCCAAATTTAAGAACTTTTGGATTTCCAGTGCAGTATTTAGATGCACGTATCGACATAACAGAATATATGGTGGAATTTACAGAATATTTTTTAAACGAGAAAAGGAAGCAGAGTGTCCGTGGAAATAAAGTCATTATATTAAGTGATTTTAAACTGATTTATATGATGCAGTTACTTGAAAATATAAAAGGAATTGACTGGGCTTATGAAAAAGAATTTAAAGTAATGCTGCCCAAAAATCATCCAAACCCATATATGGAGCTTCATCCAAATCAGATATATATTGGGAAAAATTGCAACGATGATGTTGTTAATACACTTCTTAATATTGGTAAGGAGCAAAATATTGAAGTCTACAAAATGAGGCAAGGAACAGCGAGTACACGTTTTGAAATACATCCAAATCTAATATATTCTCCTTAATATGTATGAAAGCATAAGCTTTAATGAAACGCGTACTAATGGTGTACTGACAAAAAGGATTTCATGGTTTATAGTTATAATTGTCAAGAACTGTAGAGTCTGGGAAATAACCCAGGCTCTTTAATTTTGTCCGGGTGCGATTTCATCCTTTCACGCATCCAATATTAATTTGAGGTGAGAGATTATGATTTTTACGAGTGAGCAAGTATCTTGTGGACATCCAGATAAAATATGCGATCAAATTTCAGATGCTATTGTTACAGACTGCTTAAAACATGATAAGAAATCTAGAGTAGCTGTGGAATGCATGATAAAAGATTATAATATCATGATCGCTGGAGAACTTTCTTCAAGCCATGACCCGAGTTATCAGAAACTCGTAGAAAAAGTATTGAAGAAGATTGGTTTAGGAAATATTGAATTATATAGAGTAAATGTCATGATCAGCAAACAGAGTTCTGATATTGCTCTTGGAGTTGATGGGCCACAGGGTGCTGGGGATCAAGGGATGATGTTTGGTTATGCAACCAATGAGACACCAGAATACCTTCCGATACCTTATGCAGTAGCAACTTATGCACTAAAGCTCCTAAGAGATCTCAAGAGTCCCTTCCTTCTTCCTGATGCAAAGAGCCAAGTTTCCTATGATTATGAAAGTGGAAGAATCGAAACGTTTCTAATCAGTACCCAACATAAAGAAGATTTTACCGTGAACATGATCAGGCCGATCGTGGAAGCAGTAATGGAGACAGCTGCAGCAGACTATGGTTTAAACACAGATTTCAAGAAGCTGGTCAATCCAACCGGAAGATTTGTCATCGGATCGTCCTTTGCTGACAGTGGACTAACCGGTAGAAAAATCATAGCAGATACCTATGGTGGGATGTGTCGTCATGGTGGCGGTGCTTTCTCGGGTAAAGATCCGACTAAGGTTGATCGGAGCGGTGCATACATGGCCAGGAAGATCGCTAAGGACATTGTAAAGCAGGGTTATGCTGATCGCTGTGAAGTGCAGCTCGCTTATGCCATTGGTGTGGCAGAGCCTGTATCCATAGCAGTGGACGGCTTCGGTACCGAGAACATAGATCTAAAGATGATTGTAGAGAATATCAAATCAAACTACGATATGACACCAGCAGGCATCATAAGATTTCTGAAACTTCTCGAGATCGACTACAACGAGGTGTCCAGCTACGGCCACTTCGGTAAAAAACATCTTCCCTGGGAGGAGTAGCAATGCCAAGAAGACCAGACATCCCATGCAAGCATCAAGGATGTGGCAAGCTCATCCCATCAGGTACAAAGTACTGTGATGAGCACATTGAACTTCATCGCGTTGAGATAAGAACGACGAAGCAAAAAGGCTATGACAACACATGGAGAAAAGCCAGAACAAGGTTTCTGAAGCTGCATCCTCTTTGCGTCAGATGCTTGGAGAAGGGAACTCATCGTAGAGCAAATGTTGTGGACCACATCAGACCACATCGAGGAGTTGAGTTACTCTTCTGGGATGAAAAGAATTGGCAACCGTTATGTAAATCCTGTCACGATAGAAAGACCATGACAGAGGATCGGTATCAGACATTTAAATACTAACTTGTAAAAGAAAGTTGATGTGGTAATCTTGAATAAAGGAATTAATAAGAGAATCGAGGTTACCTATGAATAGACATCAACTACCAGAGTATTTATTCAATCAAATTCATATCGTTGAGCCATACTCCGATAAAGTTAAGCCTGTAAATGAGATGATGGATGTCACAGCTTTCTTTCCAGGAGGGAAGGGGTTGTGGCTTGAAGAAAATTCAAAGATTGTTCCTGATATCTTAGTTCTCGGACATGACTTTTCAACAGTTACTGCATACAACAAAATGCTTGTCAGCGGGGAAAATGAAATAAACTCACCAACATGGAGAGGAATGAGAAATCTATTTAAGGATTCAAGTGTAGATCTCAATCGTTGTTTCTTTAGTAATGTCTACATGGGACTTCGAGATGTTGTATCAATGATAGGGGTGTTTCCTGGATCGAAAGACAAAGAGTTTAGGAAAAGAAACCAAGACTTCTTAAGCATTCAGATTCTAACAATGAAGCCAAAAGTGATCATCACACTCGGGATACCAGCTTCGATTAATCTTTCATTCTTATCTGAGCAGCTTAAGGAAGATTGGTCAAAAGGTAAAGCTTTGAGCAGTCCAAATAATGGATTGAAAAGAAATGTATGGATAGATGATCATGAGTATGTTTGCGTTGCTCTGGAGCACACATCAATGAGAAATCCAAACGTTAAGAGAAGAAGCTATGTTAATGAAAGAGGTAACTACGTAGGAAACGAAGCAGAGATCGAAATGCTGAAAGATGCACTGAGGTGACCCCTAGGGGGAGTCGAAATCGCTACAACCCGCACCACAGGAGACCGCGCCTCCCTGCCACGTGAAAAAACGCGAAATTACATAGGGGGGATACCGCGAAACATGAAGGCGAGTACTCTAAATGCCTGAAACGATAAGGATTACTAAATCTTAGAAATAATGCGATTCAATAAATAGTATGGTTTATTGCTGTTAAACATCTACATAAAGTAGAGTTTAGCAGCATTTTTCATGCTGAAAATAAGAAAGGATGATAAGCAATGACTGATCAGCAGATGAAACAGATTAGAGAGTTTCGCTTGAAAGGAGTTGGGTATAAAGCAATTGCTTCTGTGACTGGACTCTCTAGAGATATTGTTAGAAATTACTGTAAGACAAATGGTCTTGATGGTCATTCAGAAGTTGTTCCACTTAATCTTCAAGAAAAGATGAAGCAAGGGATATCATGCATGAACTGCGGAAAAGATATTAATCAACCTTCAACTGGAAGACGAAAGAAGTTCTGCACAGGTGAATGTAGAAGAACATACTGGCTAAACCACACCCAGCAGATTCAAAGAAAAGAGACAGCGTTTTACCATAAGAGCTGCGTTTATTGTGATGATGAATTTAAAGTGTATGGAAACAAGAACAGAAAGTATTGTAGTCATGAATGCTATATTCGTGACCGTTTCTGGCGTGAAGAAGAAGGAAGAGCTCCTTATGTTGGACCTTCCATTAGTGAGGAGTAAAAACATGAATGATATGAATTTCAGAGCAATTCCTGTAGGAGATTTGAAACCAGCAGAATATAACCCTAGAAAGAAACTCAAAGCTGGAGACAAGGAATATGAGAAGATAAAAAATTCCATTAAAGAGTTTGGGTATGTAGAACCGATTATTGTAAATTATGATATGACCATCATTGGGGGTCATCAGAGATTAACAGTTCTAAAAGACATTGGCTATACGGAAGTCCAGTGTGTTGTTGTAGACATTAAAGATATAAATAAAGTGATAGCACTTAATATAGCACTCAATAAAATTAGTGGCGAATGGAATGAACAGCTCCTTGCTGACCTCTTAGTTGATTTGCAGTCAGTAAACTTCAATACTGACTTTACAGGATTTGACCCCCCGGAAATCGAGCAGCTTTTTTCAAAAGTACATAACAAAGAAATTAAAGAAGATGATTTCGATGTGGATGAGGCTTTAAAGAAACCACATATGAGTATAAAAGGTGATGTATGGATCCTTGGCAAGCACCGAGTCATTTGTGGAGATTCAACTGAGCCAGAAGCTTATAAGACACTCATGGATGGAGACAAAGCCAATATCGTTGTGACGGATCCGCCATATAACGTGAATGTAGAAGAATCAGCAGGGAAGATTAAAAATGATAACATGTCTGATTCTGATTTCTATAAATTCCTTTTTGCATCATTTGTTAATATGGAGCAGAGCATGGAGAAAGATGCTTCCATCTATGTTTTCCATGCGGATACTCAAGGACTGAATTTTAGAAAAGCCTTCACAGATGCCGGCTTCTATCTTTCTGGATGCTGCATTTGGAAGAAGAATTCACTGGTCATGGGTCGCTCACCATATCACTGGCAGCATGAGCCTGTTCTATTTGGATGGAAGAAGGGAGGCAAGCATCTGTGGTACACGGACAGGAAGCAGACGACCATATGGGAATATGATCGGCCAAGATCTTCTAAGGAGCATCCAACAATGAAACCGGTAGCTTTAATGGCTTATCCGATCCAGAATTCTTCTATGAGCAACTGCATCGTCCTCGATCCCTTCTTAGGGAGTGGGTCCACATTAATTGCTGCAGAGCAGATCGGAAGAATCTGTTATGGTATTGAACTGGATGAAAAGTTTGTGGATGTTATCGTGAATCGATTTATAGATGTTACTGGTGAAAGCAGCGGTGTGTATTTACTTCGAGATGGAGAAAAGATCTCCTATGAAAAAGTAAAAGAAAACTTCAACAGCGAATCTGAATAAGTAATATTGCTTGACTTATATACCTTTCTAAGTGATATATGTAGTACCAAAATATTAGGAGGTAAAAGTTATGCAAATCAAAACAAATTTTGAGAAGAGAAAAGAAGTCGCTAAGCACATTGGAGAGTATATACATGTGAAAGCGGTCTACGAAGGACCACCTACATTCTCTTACTTGATCGCAGGATTCAACCTGGACAGAAACGGAATCATTCATTGTGGAAATGAGGAAGAGGGTAAGAAACTGAAGGAGCACTTAATCGAACTCGGGTATGTAGAACCGGAAGTTGATATGCTGGAAATCAGCGTGCCAATAGAAAGCATGGATGGACTGGGGATGACAAACCTTATCTTTGAAATGAAGAGTAAAGCATATCTACTCAACAGAATTGTCAGACGAGAACATTTCAAAGTTGATGATCATGTTATTAAAACCTTACAGGAAAAGAAACCAGAAGACATCGCTTCATTCGAAGAAATTATCAAAGAATATCATGAAGGCATTTCCGGACTGAAATTCGAAGAGGACACAGTGACATTCAGCTTTCCAACCTCAGACGATGCAACGAAGAACAGAGCCTACATTGAACTTGCAGCAATGATTGTGGCCCATGCTAGGGATGCCAAAAGGATAAGTCCGAATGAAAACAAATCTGAAAATGAAAAATACTACCTTCGCATCTGGCTGCTGAGACTTGGCTTGGATGGGGAGGGAGCTAAAGGGACAAGGAAAGCATTGCTAGAAGGTTTAAAAGGTCACACAGCCTTCCGTACGGCCGAGGATGAGGCAAAACACAAGGCAAAGTACAGGGAGAGGATACTTCAAAGAAAAGCAGGTGAAAACCATGAGTAACCAAAGAGCTTTATTTGGAAGAAAGATGAGTAATCTGGAAGAACTTCTCGAAGCTACGTACTTTGCCAAGCAGGAAGGGCATAAGGGTGTACCTTATGAAGTGAACAGAGATATAGTATTAGATAGCGAAGCTTTTCAGAAATTTGCAGATGACTTCCTAGAAGATCAGTTATGGATCGAAAAGACAGATGGTGGAATGAATAAGAAAGGGGAAATCAGATGCATTCGAGTAATCAACAAATCAACAGGTGAAAAGATCCTATGTAATTCAGAAGGATATGATTACTGCCGATATGTTGCGATTGAAGAAGAGGAGAGAAACCATGAATAGTAACTTACTGAGCAAGCTTAGAAAAGAATACCCAAAGGGTACTAGAATTGAACTTGTTAGAATGGATGATCCTCAGGCACCCCCGATTGGTACAAAAGGAGCTGTGGTGTGGGTAGATGACATTGGTAGTATCCTTGTGGATTGGGATAACGGTAGCGGATTGAATGTCGTCTATGGAGAAGATGCTTGTAGAAAAATATAAAACTTGGAAATTAGATCTCTTCGGAGGTCTTTTTTCATGCTCTAAAAAATCAAGAGGAGGTGGAACGTTTGGCGCAACGAGGGAGAAAACCAAAACCAACAGCTTTAAAAGTGTTGGAAGGGAACCCAGGCAAAAGACCTTTAAACACGAACGAACCTAATCCTCCTAAAAAAGCTCCTCGCTGTCCTTCCTGGCTTGAGCAGGAGGCAAAGAAAGAATGGAGGAGAACGGGTAAGTTACTTGAAAATACAGGGGTCTTAACTGAAATCGATATGGCTGCATTTGCAGGGTACTGCCAAGCTTATGCCAGATGGAAAGAAGCAGAGGAATTCATCACCCAACACGGAACCATGATCAAAACTCCTAACGGATATCTCCAGCAGGTCCCTCAGGTATCCATCGCTCAAACAAATCTGAAGATCATGCTGAAGTTCTGTGAGCAGTTTGGAATGACGCCATCTTCAAGAAGCAGAATAGTTGCGAGTGAAGGAACGGTAGATCCAGCGGATGAGATGGAGAAGTTATTAGGAGGTAGGTCGTAGTGTCATATGAATACACTCCTTCACCATTTATGCTGGGGACTTCTCATTATGATAAAGGCAAGGCTGATCGAGTAGTGGCTTTTATTGAGAACTTGAAACATACCAAAGGAAAGTGGGCAGGCAAGAAGTTTATTCTTTTACCATGGCAGGAGCAGATCATAAGAGATCTATTCGGGATTGTCGGAGAAAATGAGAAGAGACAGTTCTTAACTGCTTATGTAGAAATCCCCAAGAAGCAGGGCAAATCAGAACTCGCAGCTGCCCTGGCGCTTTACCTTCTCTATGCTGATAACGAACCAAGTGCGGAGGTATATGGAGCTGCCTGTGACAGAGCGCAGGCTTCAATAGTTTTCGATGTGGCCAAGCAGATGGTGCAGATGTCACCAGCCCTACTTAAAAGATCAAAGATTACAGCAGCAAATAAGAGGATCGTGAACTATTCCAATGCAGGTTATTATCAAGTGCTCTCAGCAGAAACTGGAACGAAACATGGTCTGAATGTTTCAGGTTTAGTCTTTGATGAAATACATGCGCAGCCTAATAGAAAACTCTATGATGTATTAACTAAAGGTTCAGGAGATGCGAGAGAACAGCCGTTGTTCTTTATCATCACGACAGCAGGGAATGACAAGAACAGTATCTGTTATGATCTCCATAATAAATCACTAGATATCAAAGCGGACAGAAAAAATGATCCTAGTTTCTATCCTG